ATCATATGGATAGTTCTGTCCAGTTGTCCATATTAATTTATCCTCTATTGCAACTTTATTCAAACCATCCGTTGAAATGGCAGAAATTCTTATATTATCTTCAAAATCATACATCCCAGAGGTTCTTGATTCAACATTCGCTCCAGATATAAGTCCTCTTGCTCTTGACATTATGAAATATCCTCATACCCAATAACAAGTTCAAGGTCACTTGCTGCTGATGCGACTGCACGAATAGAGTCACCTTCTTCTAAGTAAAAATATGTATCCTTTGAACACAGAATTTGAGTTGCCCTTGCTGGAACATTAATTTGTTTTGCAATATATCTATCCGTAGCCCCATCGTAAACAGTGACGCTAATATCAGCAGCATTTGTGCCATCAACATTTGCACAAAGGATGGTGTTAATTTTTAATGCTTTACCACTAGAAGAACCATTACTCAATGCTGCAGCAATAGATGCAGTCACAGCATATCTTGCAGTCTTACCATTAATGGTTGTTGGGTTTTTTAAATTTGGTGCAGCCATGTTTTTATCTCCGTAATTATATTTAGAATATCATTCCCATCATTACTGAACTGGGTCCTTCAGATCCTCCTCCTCCACCACCAGAAGCAGTAACAGTTGCAATACCTCCACTAGCAGTTGCAGTTACATTAGTGCTGAAATTAATTGCAGTAATTCCTGTTCCAACAGAAGTTCCATTATTTTTAACTTCGACACCAGAAATAACTCCAGTTAAATTTGAACCGTCTCCTGAGAAAGACGTTGCAGTAACAATCCCACTAGCAGAATCCATCGTGATTGCAGTACCAACTTTTATTGTTGTATACGCAGTCAACAAACCAACAGTTGTGACACCACTAATATTAACATTACCAGTAAAGGTTGCAGCAGTTCCAGTAATAATATTATCAGTGGAAGCTACACCAGTTAATCCTGTTCCATCTCCAACAAAACTAGCAGCAGTTATAATGCCACTTGTATTGACAGATGAATCTGAGTTTAATGCTGTTGCTATTCCTGCAGATGTTGCAAAACTTACACCACCAACAATATTGTATGCATTAGTGGCATTAGTTACTGATGTAATTCCTGCAATATTAAGTTTATCATATTTTTGAAATTCAACAACATCTCCATCACTGATAAATGGAGTCATGGTAACGGTTGATCCATCAGAAGCTGTAAAGTCAACTCCACTTCTCTGTTTGACGCCGTTTAAGAATACGTCAATAAGACCGACAGTGTATCCACCAGTAATTGTAAAGTCAGTCGTTACTCCAGAGGATGTTTCCGTCTGTCTAGTAATAGTTGAAGATGGAATATCAACAGTGACAGTTGTTCCAGAACCAACAACTGTTATGCCAGCACCAGTAAAATTAATATCAGTAAATCCAGTTCCAATACGGACTGAACCAGATTGAATTCCAACACCAGAAATAATATTAGTTAATTGACTACCATCACCTCTAAAACTTGTAGCAGTTATAATACCAGAAGCATTGATGTTGTTAACATCAAATCCAGAGGCATGTAAATTTTGAGAATAAAATTGTATTCCTTGAGTGTGTCCTAAGGTAAGAGCAGTTCCAACATTAACAACATTATTGATACCATCAAGAGTAAGAGAAGAAGTTCCAACTGTTAAAATACCAGTGACTCTTGCATCACCTTGAACCAATAGTGCCGTGTCACCAACACCAATCTGAACTGTACCAATGCCAGTACTGATTGTAGAGACGCCTACTACATTAATACCACCCGCTAAAACATCAACACCAGTTCTCGCAGTGACAATGCCAAGAGAATCTACGTTCTTTACATCTTCATATGTAACTGTTCCACCAACTGTTACATTACCACTAAAGAATCCATCAACAGCAGTTATAGATCCAGCAATACTAATATTGTTAGGTACATCATTGGTTCTACCTGCACCATATACAAGAATGGCACCATTTGCAGTTGACTTTTTAAGAACAACAGCAATCTTTTGTACAAGATGAGTTGGGTCAGTTGGTCTTACATTTGTTAAACCACCACCAGGTGCAACATAAAGTTCATCTCCTACATCAAATGCCTGAGTGTTAACACCTTCCAGTTCGCCATAAACAATAATTTGACCACTATCATTGTTAGCAAGGTCTGTACTTACAACACCCTTCGCAGGCATAGTTACCGAGCTAGACGCTCTTGATTCTTCAACATCTAATCTATCAAGTCCACTGTTGTATGCTATCTGATAAACAGGTGTTCCAATAGTTAAGGCATAACCAATATTGTTATTTCTAACATCAAGTACAAGTTTTGATGCGGAATCAGCATCTCCACCACTTCCACCACTTAAAGCAGTGCTGGCAATACCAACCCACTTAGAACGCGACTGATCATAAATGAGAAGTTTGCCTTCACCTGTTGTCCCATCAAACTCAACATCATCAAGGTCTTTGATGAATCCTGCTCCACCACCACCCATGGTGGACAGTTGTGTTTGGATTCTACTAATGAACAACCTGTAGTGTTTTGACAGGTCATCAAGAGTGGCAAATTTTTGATTAAGAGGTGTCAGTGGGTCAGTTTGTCCACCAGCAGTCTCTTTTTTATTATGTGGTTCATCAAGCAGACCTTCACTTAGATCAATCTGTGTTTTTTTAATTTCTGAAGATATTTTTTTAACATCTTCAAGACAATTTTTTACACTTACTTTGATAAATCTTACATCTTGCTTAAGTGTCTTGATGTCATCATCATAATATTTGACTTCTGGAAGAGAATTGAACTTTTGCTCTACTTCTTCTCTAAAATCAGTATAGAAAGAGATAATTTTTTCATCTGTTTTGATACTTTCTTTCTCAATAGACTTAATTTGTTCTTTTAATGTCTGTTTGAGTTTATTTTGCTCACTTAATATTGCTTTTTTTAGTTTTCTATCATCATCCTTGAATTCTTTGTGATGATCGTAAACTCTGAGGGTCATTTCCCTCAGTTCTTTGTAGATTTTGTCTTTTGTTTCAGTTAATCTATTGTTTGTTGTGTCTAAATTCTCTGAAAGAGTCTTTGAATCCACTCTTTGCTCAAAATCCTTGGTCTCAATGACCTCATTTAATTCAGAAACCCTTGAACTAATAGTTTCTTTTATGAAATCAAGATGACTTTGAACTTTTTTGAAGTCATCATCAATAACTCCAAAGGTTTTTCCAATCCATGAGAAGTCTGGGACCTCATTTACCTCATTAACCCACTTTGGAAAGGTGGGAATGTTGTCATTTACCTCTTCAATCCTTGATTTAAGGACATCAAGGTCATTTTCATAGTATTTTACCTCAGGAAGAGACTCAATTTCTTCCTTAATTCTTGAAATTTTGTTATAAATTAACTCAATATCACCTTCATAGTACCTAATTTCAGGCACTTCAGGGATTTTTTGCTCAATTTCAGATAATTTTACCTCAAATTGCTCATTTTTTGCCTTTAAATCATAAATTTTGTCACTTTTTAAGTCATACTGTGAGAAATTTTCTTGAATTTCTGCAATTTTTTCACTTATTTCACCAATTTCTACATCATATGACTTAATTTCAGGTATTTCAGGTATATCCTTCCTTACATCATTGACTAATTTGACCAGTTCTTGCCATTCTGGTGCTTTTATAACGTCAATAACCTCTGCAAATGTGTTTCCATTTGCATCCTCAATGGTTTCTTCTTCTACATGAGTCTTATATTCTTCTACAGATGGTAATTCTTTCTCTTCTTCAATAAAATCTTTATAAGAGGGAAGCTCACTATCCTCTAGATAATCATTTATTGACGGCAAGTCCTCTTTCTTAGACATTTTATTAGTAACAATACTTTGGGATTTCTCTCCCTGATGTATTATTTATCAGTATTATTATTCTTAAGTAATTTTTGGAGTTCTGCTGTTGAACCAACAAACAAAGCATTATTGACTGTGGTTGGACCCTTACTTATTTTCTCCTCCTCTACATCTTTTAATTTCTGTTGAAGGGTCATCAATTTATCAGTTGCATCAGCAACATTCTTGATTAACTGACCAGCAACCTCATATGCTCTTGGCATCTCACTTTCTTGAGCAAGTTCTAAGATGCCATTTATTGCTTCTTGTCCTTTTTCAATAATAGAATATAAATTACCCCTGGTATATTCATAATCTTTTTCTACATCACCTTTGGTAAGATGACCAGGTTTCTCTTTACCAGGAGTCACATCTATAATATTATCTTCAATCATCAGAAGGTGCTCCCATCAAATCCAAAGTTATCCCCAATATCAATAAAGTTGGCATCTGCTACCTCAATACCAAAGACAGATGATCCAAGAACATGATTTTTAGCAGTGGTTTTATCTTGTCCTCTCTTGACAGTAATCTTATTACCATCAACCTTTTCAACAAACATCTCCTCATCACCAATTGTGATATACTCTTTCACAGTGATTGCTGAACCATTTGCCACTGTAATTACAGTTTCTGTAGTATCAATATCCTCAGCAATCTCAGTTAATATATTTCCACTATAATCTTTGGTTGCTCTAGGAACAACACTGTAAGTGACATCTCTATTATATGTTTGACCAGCATTCCTACTACCAGAAACATATCCAATCTGCACCTTCTTGATTACATCATTAGAAACATCAGTGATAGGACCATACAGATATGTTTTAGCAGAGAATCTTATGGTATATACAAGTGCTCTTCTTGTGTCAAAGTTACCTTCATAATCATCCTCCATAGAAATACTTTCAATTTGAACAGGAACATTTACAACTTCTCTCAAGTCACCGAGAAGTTTGATAGGAAGTGTATATGAAGGTTGGAAGTAAGGTAATATCTGTTCAGTGATTTGAAGCATGTCATCATTTAACTTTGTCATAATTGACAGTTCAAATCCCATGTTATATGGAACAGGCATATAAACTTTTTTTACCTTGGTTCCACTATCTGTTACAGGATGAAATGCTTGTGTTTGAGTTGCTTTTCTGCCAGGATCATATTGAAGATCAGTAAACTCAAATGACATTCTAGGAAGAGTCATCTGAACTGGTTTATTCAGATCTTCTTGCTGCTCCAATCTTGCCAGGAATTTTTGTGTAGGTCCATAAGAAAGGGGAACTTTAATGACACTATAAGTATCATTATTTGCATCTTTCTTATGAATTTCAATTCCATTAAAGAGAGATCCAAATCCAATGATTACAGATCTAAAGATTTCGTTATAGAAATGCTCAAACATGGTGTCACCACTATTACAATACTATTTAACAACTTTTTTTTTAAGGCATTCCAAAGGGATTAGCTTTAGTAAAGTCAATTATTTCATCTGCTTTTGTCTCAATGTTGTCATTATCAGCAAATGGGTCGTTGGTATCATCCTTCTGTTGCTTCCTAATCACATAGGATGCTCCTGATTCTTCACCAACAATGGACTCACCAAATGTAAATGCTCCATCTACAATAGAAACTTCCAGGGTGTTATTAACAGCATCATATTCCTTAACTCTTGCTGTTGTTCCTGAATTAGAACCTGTTACAATTTCATTAAAGATGTAACTTCCAGAAGCAGCATTGGTGGGTGGTGCATCAATTGTAACTGTGGGAGCAGATGTATAACCATACCCAGGATTGGTGATGAATACTGCTGTAACAATACCAGCAGAATTGATATGTCCAATACCTTGTGCTGATACTCCTATTCCAGGAGCAGAGAATGTTAAAGTAGGATTGTCAACATATCCATTACCATTGTTTGTTATGGTAAGAGAATTCACACTATTCAGGGTAGTGATACCAACAGTTGCTGCTGCCCCAGAACCACCTCCACCAGTAAATTGTATGAGAGGAGCAACTGTATAACCAGAGCCAACATTTGTGATGAGAATTGATTGTACTCCACCACCTTTTCTTCCATCACACTGAACGTAGTCATTTGTTAAGTTGGCAACACCAGTAGCAGTAACACCACCTGATGGTGCAGATGAGAATCCAACAATAGGTCTGCTGTCATAATCAACACCCATATTTGTTATTGTTGGAACAGTGATACCTCCACCCTGAGTGTTAATACCAGCAGTAGCAGTAGCAGTGATTGACTGACCAATCAGAGTAAGTGTTTGAATATAACCAATCTGCTCTAATTCATCATCAATAGTCTCTACACCAGTATCAAGAACCTCATCTTCATATCTGTAGAGTTGACACTTCAGAGTGTAAACATAGTTTTTCTGAAGTTGATAGAATGGTTGCTCATGTTCTACATAATTAATTTCAAACAATCTATCACCTAGTGGGAAGTAAATTAAATCACCTTCTTTTGGTCTAGTTGCTAATTCAATATTTGGAATATTTTTAATCAGTGGACTAATATAACTTTCATATCTATCTTTTGATACAACTAAGGTCAAATCATCTCGTTCTTCAATACCAAACTTTGACAGAATTGTTCCCTGACCACCATATCCATCATAACTGTCAAGATATGCTTCTATAGGATATGCACTATCAAACTCAGATTGAATCACTTCTCTGATGACAGTGTTTTTCTTGACATACCTTCTTGGGATATAATATATTTCAATCCCATACATCTTCAACTGTTCGTTGACCAAACTTTGTATGAGATTCTGCTCTTGTTTAGAGTTGTTTAGAAAATATGGATTGAGCATAACATCAACCTATCATATCCATTGGTGGTAATTCATACTTACTAAGCATTTCAACCTTGATTTCATCAAGTTCTCTTTGACCATCATCAAAGAGTTGCCTTCCATTAAACTCAATACCTCCAGGTAGTTTTACACCAGTGAATTTAATAAGGTTTTGACCCCACTGTCTCTTAATTAGGGCAGTCAAATATCTCTTAAGGAATGGATCATTATATACTCTTGTATAGTCATTAGGATTTAATGCTCTGTAGCATTCAAGAATAATAAACTCATCTTCCTTCAAATTATCCCAATCAACATCAAGATACATTCTATCTTGTCTGATATTAAATCTAATTCTCTTATGAGTATTCAAGAGATAATCCATTGTCTCCAGATAACTCATTGACATTTGATATGATAGTAGGTCAGTGCTTCCAAAGTAGTAAATGTCATTCAAGAACAATTGGTACTTGAAACTAAACATATTAGAACTACTTGCTGCCTGAGCATCATCATACTTAAAAATCTTTTCAATACCTATTACTTGAGGTGGAATCTGAATGTAATTGCTATTCTCATAATAAACAAAGTTTGTAGAATCACCACCAACTGTGGTATTTACTGTGGTTGATGTAATTCCAGTCTGTGTGGTGGCACTTGATGCTCCTGGAGGTCTTGCTTTACCCCTCTCAACATCTTTTTCAGTAATTTGATATTTTAAAAATGTCTTTTCAACACCATCATAATGCCTTTCTTGAAAATATTGAATGGCATCATCCATCAAGTCTTGAAGTTGTTCTTCAGCAACATTAATTTCTAATACAGGGGCACCCAACTGTCTCAAACAGTAATCTATAAGTTCTTGTCTAGATGAAGGTTGTGCCATTATACACTTATTTTATTAAATATTTATGGTATGGGAAGACCTTCTTCTACCAATACGTTACCAGTCACCATCTTGAAAACAGTAGATGCTGAACTTACTGCATTAATATCAAAGAAGTATCTTCCTGGATTTAAAGAAGCAGTAACAGTATCAGTAAGGGAAAGAGAGAACTGACCAGCAGCAGCAGATGTTATACCGCTTGTGAAAGAGGTAATTCCACCTGATGAAGATCCAATAGAAACACTTTTTTTCAATCTACCTACAACAGTGTAACCTGTTAAATCAAAGGCAGACTTGTCTTCTTTATTAACTTGAAATGTTGATTTAAAATCAGCACCTTCATATATGGTGAGATTTACACCATACGCAGCATTAGAATCAGGGTTAAAGTTTATTGTATTGTTAGCCATTGATTACTGCTTTTAACATTGATTTGATTTCATCTATGTCACCTTTTAAATCATCAACTTTTTTCTCAAGGGAGTCAACTCTTTCTGTATTAGATTTAAGTTTCTCCCTATTTTTTATGTATGCTTGAAATTCATTTTTATTTGTATTAATGATGGCATTATTTTTGCCATCTCTGGACAAATTTTTATTGCCCTCAACAGGAATGTAACTCATGCCAGTGCAATTGCTCTAAGGTTTCTAAATTGTGGAACAACTGCCTGGTTTGTGGATGTTCCAATCAGTTTAAGTCTAAATGACTTGAATGGGGGAAGATTATCCATAGTGAATTTATATTCAGTAAAGTCATTAATGGAGGGAGTTGGAGTCAACTTGTCATTCTTCTCCTTTCTTTCATCAGCTGTTCCATCTGAGGCAGATTCATTTATAACTTGACCATATGGATCAATATTGTTTGTACCAGGAAATGGTTTAAACTTAGTCTCATTTGCACTTACATCTTGATCAAGTGCATAGAACATTCTTAAATCACTTGTATTAGCAATATAAGCATCAATAAACACTTTCAATGATGTTGCAGGATTTTCAAGAGTCACATTCTTTGTAACATAGATCATGCTGTTGGGATCATTTGGAATACCAACAACCCTTGGATCAGTGGCAAAGTTAGTGATTGGACCATCAACTCTGTTAGATACGAATACAACAGATGAATGATTCAAATCAATCATTGGTGAAATTCTTCTATCATAAGTTAAAAGATCAAGATTAAGAGTAAATGACTTATTACCAGGAAGTGCGGCACTAGTAGCGATAACTTCAGTTTCATTGATATTAGATGCAACCATTCTCTGAGATTCAAAATAGTTCTTTTTGTTGAACTGAATATCTTGGAAACCTTGATCAAGGAAAGAGGTCTCATTTCCAGAGACAGATGTCTCAGAAATTGTTCTTGCAGAAGCAAGAACATACGCACCTTCAGGTGAAGTTGATGTTATATCAGGAATAATAAGTGAGTAAGGAATATTGTATGATCCTTTTGCAGAATTGACGTTTGTAGTGCCATCTGTTAAATAATTTGCCTTAGGAATGAATGTTCCACCAGCGCCAGTTCTATTGGTTCCATTTTGTGTCATATCAATCTTAACATGATAAGAATCAATTGCTAAAGGTTCATTAATAGTTACTTCATTAAGATTATGAACTCTATTGATTCTTCTAAGTGATACACCATTAAATTCATACTTAGTAACAAAATCATTTACAGCATGACTTGCAGCAATACCCTCTGCTGCTCTACCAATACCAGTCAGTGTTCCAGTAACACCTGAACCAGATGTTACACCTTCATATTTAAGAATCTCATCTCCAATTTGAACATATCCTGGGTTGGTGTTTGAAACACCAATGTTTTCAAATGTCTCAAACCCATTAGTATTCGCAATTGAGATATTTGCAGTTGTATCTCTTGTAATATTTGTTAAAAGACTTGTGGGTTTGCTTGTTCCTCTTACACCACTAATTTTTACTCTATTGGTGGTATCATACATGCCATGATTTCTTTGGTTAATCTTAAGATGTAAACCATCACTAATAACCATATTGCTTGTTGGTACAACAGATCCAAATGCACCAGCATTTATTGACAATCTTGTTCCAGCAGTTGATTCATACTCAAGGTAATCAAGAGCATTTGTACTGAAATCACCTTGAACATCTTTAAGGAGTAATGAATTAAAAGCAGTGAGCACTCCAACTGTAAATTCAGCACCAGTACCAAGACCTTTTGTTCCTACAGTAAGAGGTTTAAGAACATCACCAACAACATAATTACTACCACCACTTCTAATTGTTGCTGCTATTGCTACACCATCAAGGATTGTGATATCTGCAGTTGCATCAGACCCTCTTCCAGTTACTGCTGTCAATCCAACACCAGTAAATGTAAATGATCCTGCAGATGGTGTAAATCCAATACCAGCAGAAGTTACGCTCATGGTGCCAGTAGCAATGCCAGCAAACTGTTTTATGAAACCATATGCTCCAGTATTTCTTTGAATAATCTTATTTCCAATAACAAGAGGATTAGAAACTCCTTGTTGATTAATGGTTGTTCCAATACCAACACTGACTTGTCTTGATTCAGCAATAATAGCACCAGGTGGAATTGCTTCATTCTTATCATCAAGTTCTGGATTATAGAATTGAATATTTCCAGAACCTATAAAGTCAGATCTATGAAGAACAAACTTCATATCCTCGTATTGACTTGGTGTCCAAACTTTTGCATTCTGTGATTTAAAAAGAGAACCAAGGAGAGGTTGCTCAGTAACTAGAACTCTACCAGACTCTGTTGCAAGAGTTGTTACATCTGCTTCACCAAGTCTTGAAATCCAAAGGTTGTAGGTTGTAACACTTGACAAGACAACCAAAGCATAATCAGCGCCAGGTCTCAAATAAACAGGCGATTCAAATCTAAATTCTGTTGCTGTTGATCCATCATCAGAAACATTTACATCATCAGGATCTAAAGTTACTTCAGAATATCCAAGTATATTCTTGTTGGGAGTGCCCATTGTTGTCTCCCTAATTTGAACAGTAACAGGAAGAGTATCATCTTTTGTTTGGAAGAATAGGTCTACCTTTGTTGCATAGATTCCAGTTTTAGAATCAATCTTAAAGGTTTGTGCCAGAGGGTCTCCTCCTCTAGGGGGGGCTGGTGGTGGTGGAGGAGGAGGGGGGTTTCTAAATGTTCTGCTGTTAATGATGTCAAAGTTTACATCAGACTCAACAGTTTGTGTCTCTCGCTCTACCTCTACTGTGGCTACTCTTGCATTTCTAAGTGAGAGTGTTACTTCTTCAGTTGTGTCAACATCACCTTGTGAATAGAAAATCTCCTCTGCCGCAGTGGTAGTTGTTCCATCAATAGTGCTATTGATAGCACTACTTGAAAGTTTAAATACATTTCTTCCAGTATTAAATGTCTGGTTTGAAACATCTCCTTCGCCTGGAACATTAAAGCAACCAATTAAAGTGCCAACCCTGTCAGTAATAAGATTTACATTAGTTACAGTTGCTTCAGCACCACTTGTCTGACCCCTAAGGATCATAGTGGGGACAATATGACCTCTGAAAGTTGGATTTTCCTCTGATGCAAGACTTGCAGTATCAACATTGAGAATTGTACTCTCAGATGAGTAAACTGAAGGAATAGCATTACTTCTTAGATAAGGATTGCTGTCATAGAAATCAGTAGGATTATTAAATGATCCATATTTGTGATTAGCAGTAGCAACTCTGAATCTAATTGATGGAGAATCTACAGCGCCAAGTCCTTCTCCATTTGATCCTGGAACAGTTCCAACAACTTCTTCACCAACCTGGAATATTCCAGAGTTCATAGAGATCTGAATCAGTTTAGGAGTGCATCTTGTAGTTACATTTACATTGTCAAAGAATGAAAATACTTGAGTATTTGGTTTCATTCTGGTTGCTGTAAACTCAATATTTCTCTCCCTCATGAAGTTGGAGATTGATCTGTTTACAATTCTAGATCCAAGTGATGCTGCCTCTGTAAGAACTTCATTAACAGTCTGCTGAACACCTGTTCTGTTCTGTTCAATATTGATTGATCCATCAATAGTGGTTGTATTGATGGTTGAGAGGTTTGCATTAAATCTACCAAGTCCAAGGTCACCTGTTGATCTTCCAGTTCTTCTTGAAGCAGCATTAAATGTTTCAGTTTGATTTGTTGCAGAGAGATCAAGATTAATTCCTGTAGTCTCCCAAGAATTCCACAGTGTTGGTGCTACACCAGTTCTAAGACCATCATCACCATCTGTTACTTCTGCCTGAAGTGCTTGTGCAACAGATTCAAAGTTACCTTCAATAATTACATCATTAGTTTCTGGAGGAAGTGTGCTTACCCAGACATCAGTTGTGGGATTCAAAGCAATACTTCCTTGATAGAAATCAACCAAGAAAGGAGTTACATTTACAACTCTAGTAGCATAAGGTTGTGAGATCTCAGCAAGTTCAGTATATCTTAAACTAATTACATTTCCTGTTCTCTGAACATTCTGACCTGAGAGGGATGCAAATCTTGCATCAGTATCTGGTGTTGTAATAGTTCCAATTCCAGGAATTGCAGAACTTCCAACTTGCAGATTCATGGCAGTTGTATAATGTGCAGGTCTCAATACTTTTTCAACTGGATCAATACTATTTCTTACACCAATACTTACATCTTGAGGTGTGTAAGATGAAAAATTATCAATGAAGATACCAGATTTGAATCTATTAAGACCATTTACATCTGAAACAAATGTATTGAGAGTGTTTTGCTCTAAAAGATTCAATGAAGTATAATATTCAAGATTTTTTATTCTCTTTTCAAGTTTTGCAATATCATTCATTTGATATCTCTTATGTTCAATAAATTTAATCCTTGAATCTTTTACAGAAAAAAGATAAGGTGGATTGAACACATTGGCAATATTTAGAGCACCAGGAAGAACATCAGGAAGCTCTGGTATGTCTGAAGGAGCACCAAGATTAACTTGGATGTCCCCATTTCTTGTCAGATACAATCTATCTGCTCTTCCAAGATAGTAATCATAAGCAAAGATAGATGATTCATCACTTGCAAAAATATGCTTACTGCTGTGGTTATCATTATCAAATGATCTACCATCAAATTCAAATGGTGAACTTGCTCCAGCAGTTAAATTATAATCAGAAACTCTTGGTCTTAAGTCAATGATATCAGTATTTCTGAAACCATTTGTCAATTGTACTTCTGTAGAATAGTTACAATTTTGATAAGAGTTTGCAGTTGTAATGTCTCCAACATCACTGGGATCATAATCAAGATATCCATAGTAGATAAGAATCTTCTTAGTTGGCACATGGGACTTTGCTTTTCTGATTATTCTTGAAATATCATAGATATCAGCTCTTTGACCATTATCAAATTCAAATGAGGAAGTGATATTTGGGGAACCAGCAGTTATCTCAGATGCGTTTGCTTGCACACCAGAGGTTGCAAAATTAATAATCTCACCATTCTGAAATTGTTTATTATTTAAATATGCAAATGTTATTGATGATGTGGAGTTTTTCTCAAGATATATTGCCTTTGCACTACTTAAATTACCAATAAAGATTTCACCAATTGATAAATCATTTGTATTTCCACTTGGTCCAGTTGCATTGCTAATTGTCAGTGTAGGAGCAGAGGGATCATTTACATCAATTGATTCATAAATTGCATGAACAGTATAGGCATCTGGTTTGTTGAGTGAGATTGTATCATCCTGAACTCTTGTTCCATATGGGAAGTCACCATAAGATAAACCATCATTTAATGTGGTCCCTGCAAAACCAACTGCATCAACTCCTGATGTTGGATTAACAGATTTATCAACAACAAGTTTCTGTACAATATTTTTTCTCTTTATTTTTGCAGATACTTTTGTTTGTAAAACAGTTCCAATAAGTATTGCAGGTCCACTTCCAGTCAATCCCTGAATGGTCAACTCTGTTCTTGCTGCATTAAATGTAAGTTTATCACTTGTAAGAATCTGAGTTGTTCCATCATCACTTTGAAGAGAGTATTTTTCTTCATCAAAGGAAGTCCAAGTCTGATTGTTAGTATCGTCAACACTGATAGCACCAGTTTCACCTGTTGTACTAATAGTTACTTCCTTTTTAACTCTGATTGTAATATTAGATCCATTTAAATTTACTGACTTTACATTTTGATTTGGAAGTGCAGTATATAATGACCTTTTTCCAGCATCATTTCCGCTATTTGAGGAATTAGTTAGTTTTGTTGTTACAACTTTAAGATCATTTGCATCAAAAATAGCAGATGGAACTTGACCATCAACCACACCAGTGACAGTTGTGACACCTGTTATTTCAAAGTTTGTAGAACCAACGGCAACCACTCTTGCCATTGAGAGATCTAAAAGTCCTGGTCTTTCATAAGTAATTAAATTTCCAGTTGTGACAACACCAACAAAAGTACCACCATCAAGTGCGGGAACAGTTACAGTTGAAACACCTGCACTACCAGCACTAATTCTTGCATTATCAAAGGTTAAAATTGGACTTTGAATTATATCAGCAGTAAATGTATTTGCTGCTCCAACAATACCATGAACTGCTTTTACATCAGAAAGAGAATATTGTCTGGTTGAAACAAGAAATCTTCTTTGGTCTTCATCACCATTAAGGAATACTGGTTCACCTCTCTGAAATTCTCCTCTTACATTAAAGAGGGTATGTGCAATACCTGTATTTGAGGTATGAATATATCCAATGGCACCACTTTGTTTTCCTTCAACAATAGAAGACTTTGTTAGTGAAGCATCTGCATTGAGAGTAATTTCATTTTTAAATTCAATATCAAAAAGTGAAAGATCCCACTCATTGATATTTGAATTGGAAAGATCATATGCACCTGACTCCAAAGCAAAGTCATAAATTCTTGCTTTACCAATTTCATCACCAGGAGCAGTAGTCTTGTTTTCCCCAACTCTCTGACTTCTAAGTGAAAGAGTATTACTAGTGTTAAACCCAATGGGAGCATTGCCAGTAACATTATTTACTTTTAAAGTTGGAGCAAAATCAAAAGAAACACCAGCACTTCCTACAGTTCTAGTGGTTCTTGGTTTTGGAATATCAAGAAATTGTGTTGATTTAACTTCAGTTTCAAAACCTCTTACATATGCTCTACCAGGTGAAACTTGATAGATCATTTGATCATCAGATGGAACATTTCCACCTTGTGTCAATTGATTTTCTCTATAAACACCTCTATTTCCCTCAAGATTATTCAGACTTTCTTTAATCTTTGTCTTTAACTCTTTGATATAGTAATGACCTGATTCATCAAATGTTCTTTTTGCTAATTCATTACCAAGTTCATTATATTGTGGACTATTGTTTATTGCATTTTTGAGAGAACCATTCTGAACTTCAGCAATTTGTACAAAACCTTGAGTGTCAAAGTTATTAGTTGCTTTTTTTGCTAATCTAGCAATAATTTGAAATCTGTCAGCACCAGGTGCTGTGTAATTATTAAATCCACTTGCATTATCATAAAGATTACCATCATCATCTGCAGTGATGATTTTTTCTTCAATCTGAAAACCAATCCTATAACTAGACGCAGTGGTATATTGATCCAGAATAAGAATCTGATCATCAACAGTTACAAAATTACCTCTAAGGTAGAAAATACCAGCACTTTGAGTAAATGCAGTGCCAGTTCTTGCTGCTCCTGAAATAATTGTGTTGGCAAATCCCTCACCTGCAGAAATAAAGGAGTTTCCAAATTCTAATGGTGCTTCTGTTACAAGGATTTCATCATCAAAGAAAAACTCAGTAAAATTTCCATCATCACTTGAATCCTCATAGTTAAGGTATAATGTATAGTTTCCAGTATCTGATTGTTGATTAGTAATATAAGTAACTACCCTTGCAGTGATACCAGATGTTCTTCCAATAATCTTTTTTCCAACAAGATTATCAAGATAAAGATTTACTGGTACTCCTAAAAATTCAGATTGAATCTGTACACAATGAAATCTAGGTTTAAATGATGAATTTCCAGGAATAACAACACTTCCTTCTTTGAAAATGTTGTTACCCATTGCTTCAATCTGACCTTGTAGGATAGATTGAATATTATTTAATTCTCTTGCCTGAATAGGATAGGCAGGTTTGAATAAAACTTTATTATAATTTTTAGTTGCGTCAAAATCATCAAAATAAGGAGCAACGTTGAGATTAGTTTCCTGTGGCATAATTCTTTAGAATTGCAAAATAATTTTGACGTCTTCTTTCTGGGTAGTAGACCTTGTTACTGGAGGTCTATTATCAACATATATGATATTGCCAGAGTATTTTTTGGATTCAGGATTTGCAACACCCATGGTAAATTCCTGTCCAAGATTATATGTCTTATTATTTATTACAGTACTAATACCTGAAAATGAAGTACTGATCTGCAAAGTTGCAGATCCTCCAACAATGTCTAAACTACCTCCAGTGTTAGAAAGTGCGTGTGCATTAAATAAAATATTTTCAAATCCATATTTTGGTGCATTATTCAAAGTACCATCAGAATTAAATCCTGCATTTGTTCTATCTTGCCAATATTTAAGAACACCAGTGTTTTGATCATATGAAATAACTCTACCAACTGCAGTGGATCCCAATCCTACAGTCTGAGTAATTTCACTATCTCCTGTAAAAGTAACTGAACTATAACCAGTTCCTGTCAATCTTAATGCATATGTAGCAGCTGCTTTATCTGAAGTAAGAAGAGTTGTTGAACCAAATTGCTGAGGATTTTCAACAAGTCCTACTCTTGCAAACTGATTTCCAGTAATGAAATCTGGATTATCAGTATCATTTTCATATCTTGAATATGTTAAAACATTATATGCACCAAGTTCAGTGTAAATATCATGACCATGACCACCTGGTGGTGGGATAATAACATTAAACACTGGATCAGTAGAACCTGTTATACCAACTTCAGAGAGATCAATTGATCCAAATGTATATCCAGAACCACCATTTGTAACAGTGATTGATTGAACTTTACTATCAGCATTTATAACAACAGTAGCTTTGCCATCTCTTCCATCTCCCTTAATGCTTACACCTGTATATGTATTTGCATTTCCAAGACCAGCACCTCTGTCTCTGATAGTGATAATTTTTAATTGACCACTTGAAGCAGCATTTGCTTTCATTGTTGAAGTCTCAGTTGTATCACCCCAATTATTTGGAACAGGAATATAGTTTGTTGAATCAAACTTGATAGCATCACTAGGTTTGATTGTGTAAAGATATTTCCATATATATCCATCACCACTTGAACCTGCTGCCTTTGGTTCTAAATCAGTAAAAGTTGGTTCATCTAGTGAAGGACTTCCTTTAAAATTATTCTCTGGACTTGCATTATTATAGAGACATATGTAGACTCTATAATCACTATTCATCACATAATAATTTGATGTATATATGTTAAATGATCCAGATGGTTGTGAAGGATTAGACCTCGTGATATCATTTCTCCACATGTCATAGATGTTTCCAGATGACCAAGTATTTTTTGAAACAACTTGAGTTACATCCCCACTGTTTACCTTTTTTAAGGCAATCATTGTGTCCCAATAATCATTTGACTGGTCAAGACTATCTTTTGGAGATGGTGGTGTGCTTTCCCAAGTAGAAGAATAATCAGTGGCATTTGGCAAACCAATAAACGTATAATAAGAATTGCTACTGGACTGAACTCCAGCAACAAAGTTTTTTGCATTTAATATACGAAGTTGATCAGTTATTATCGCAGCCATTTTATTAGCACTTTTTTGTTTATTTATAGGGATTATGTGTAATCCTTGAACTTAAGAGATGCACTTCTCTGAACAAGACCAGCAGTTGAAATACCAGTGACCCCATTGCTATTATGTGCATCAAAAGTTTTGGTGTTTGTTCTCTCTTTAAAAATAATCTTGCCCCAACTATAATTACCCATAAATGGTCTTACAGTGTGAGCAATACCTGGACCAAATGTATCAACATTACATCTGATTCTCATTACTGCTGTTGTAATACCAGCACTATTTTCATTATAAACTTTTACCATTTCAGTTGATGCTGAACCAACTTTGTAAACACAATCAAGGAAAGTATTGGCAACACCCACCTCAGATGCAAATGTGCTTCCAATTGATAAGAATGTGTCTTTGATAACAATGTGGTCACCAGACTGAACATTGCTTAAGGTAACAGCAGTTCCAACAACACTTACATCTCTCATGAATGAATCAGTAGGAATGTATGTGTCAAAGAACAACTGTTTTTGTGCTCCAACTGTTGTGCTTCCAACACCCACAATTACACCATAGTCACCTGTGTAAGAATCAACATTAATTACCTCTTTTGTAATTCTAGGTGGTTGAATGAATACCAGGGGTTGTGTAGTGTAATTAGTGCCTCCATTAGTGATAGTGACACTTGTGACCACTCCTGCTGTTACAGAGGCAGTAGCAGTTGCCTGAGTGCCTAATGTGCCAATACCAGCAATAGTTACTGTGGGAGTAAAGTTATATCCTGAACCACCATTTGTAAGAGTTATAGATGTAATAGTTCCACCAGTAGAAACAGTTGCGGTTGCAGTTGCATCACTTGTTGGATCTTGAGAAATAAGAGTCACAGAGTTTTGGAATACTCTGTTGGAGGATTCATTGGCAATATTAAACAATGGTCTTACAGTATCAACATATGCTTGAGTAGAACCAATGCCAACAGATGATGTCAGATAAGCAGCAGGGAAAATTGCTGGTTCATATTTTAGTCTATCTTTACCAACAAACTGACCATCAATCCTCCTGTCTATGGTTTGCTTACACCAAGTAAGAGGTCTTGTCAAAGTTCTAACATCTGAAAGTCCAGGACCATGATAAAGATTAGTTTGCACAGCATCAATTGTTGTTATACCAGTTACAACTCTTTTATCTTCATCAAAGATAATACTTTGACCTCCATCAATATCAGCGTTTAATTCAACTGAATCACCAATTTTTATTGTTTGCTCATTATCTCTAAAGACAACATCAGAGGCACCTACACCCTTATAGAAAAGGATTCTGGATGTATCACCATCTGGGATGCCTGAACCAGGTCCATTAGGTGCTTCATTAAATGTAATTTGACTTCCACCTTCAAATGTATAAGAAATATTTGGAACTTGCAGAATATCATTAATAAAGACTAGGATGGTTTGATCTACTTCAATATTTGATTCTCTTGCTGCTCTAATTGAAATAGGTTCATTTTGGAGTTTAAGTGGGAATACTTTTTTAGATCCATCAAATAAATCATCAATTCTATCAAGCACTTGGAATTCTCCTGGTGTAAATGCATTAAAGCTGTCACTATAAACATCTTGAATTGTAATTTGGAACTCACTAAATGAAGCAGAAGAATTGGTTGGAATTCCAGTTGCCCCTCCTACAGGCACTGTCAAAACTTCAGTTTTCTTAAATCCATATCCAAAATCATTTATTTCAAATTCAATTATACTTGACCCCTGACCAACTTTTATATTGATAGATGCTTCAGTACCAACACCAGATGAAGATGAAGAGTAAACAAGGGGGATATCCTCATAACTAAGGGGTTCATCAATAACAACAACAGGTGGATTAGAACTTGTAAATCCAACTCCTCCATTTGTGATATTAAATCCTGTCACATGACCATTACTAACTGTTGCAGTACCAATATGAGTTAGCACAGGTAACACACCAGCATATGTTTGTACACCCACATTGTATGCTGTCACAACACCTGTTCTATATCCTGAACCACTATTACCAATACTAATTGATTGTACAGTGCCTCCAGCAGATATGATGGCAGTTCCACCTGCAGCCACTAGTGGTTGATATCCAAAACCTTCAAATGAACCAACAGATACAATCATTCCTCCAGTTGGAAGACCACCAATATTCTGATCATATCCAGTTGGTGTTCCAAGACCTGCTGTAAATCTAGTGGTGGTTACACCTGAACTTTCAAAGTTTTGATATTCACCAATTTCTTCTGCCTGAACACCTTGTGGTGATTGGAAAATATTATTTACAAGCATAATTGTATTTGATGTGATCCCACTTACATTTACACCATCAGATTTGAGTGTGAAGTTGCTTGCAACACCTGTAAATTCTTGTGATATATCATCAATCACAAAGTTGGTGCTATAAGTTTCAGTTGTAGATTCTTCTACACCTCTCTTTGTGAAGACTCTTGCATGGAAAGTAGATCTTGTGGAGATACCTGTAAAATCTCTTTCATCTGGTGGATTTGTTGATGTGCCCAAAGGAATATTACCATAAGGGGCATCAACAAAATTAATTGTATTGCCAGTGATCGTGTAGTTGCCAACAAATTTTTCAATTGTTGAACCGCCAGTATGAGGTCCAATTACTGATCCAAGAATTGGTCTTTCAACAAAGATTGTTGTCCCACTTCCAGTTATAGAAGTAACTCTCATAAATTCATCATCAATCTTGACAATATCATTTGATGCAATAGTTACAATGCCACTTGTTGCAAAATTAGTTTCAAAAATAATATCATTTGATAATGTTGCAGCAATACCTGTTTTGGCAATTGGTGCTTGTATCATATTATCAATTGACACCAAAGCTTTGGTGTTTTGTTTTGTAGCAGTAATGAAGTGTGAATTACCAACACCTACATTAGTAAATTGAACTAAAGTTGGATTAATTGCTTGAGCATCAGTTGCATTTGTGGCAAATCCAATCTGAGCATCATTTATTTTGACAACAAACAGATCTGTTGGAAGCAGAGTTGTTGATCCAACGCTTCCACCAAAATCAGTTGTTACAATTCCAATTCTCTGATCAACACCAGTGATTGTATATTTAACTGCCTCACCACTTTGATAAAAATGATTTGGAAGTGAAATCTGGTTTGTTGTTGTATCAACACCAGTTGTTGATGATCCATCAAACTGTCTTACAAAAATTGGATCACCATTATGATTAAGTTCAAATGATGTTCTGACACTTGACTTTGTACCAAAATAGTTTCCAGTCTGTGCTCTAAGATATCCATCATTAAGATCAATCTTGTTAAATGTCTCAGTTAGAGAAAGTTCTCTCAAGTCAACAAAGAATGATTTTACCTTTACAGCAATACCAGGATTTGGAGTATATGTAACCCTCACAAAATTTCCAGATGTAGAAACTCCAACAGTTCCAAGTGAGGAATTAGTCTCAACAACACCATATGGAGTAATTCCTTGTGTTGGTATTGTTAGAGAATTAATAACTCCAATCTCAAACATCTCATAATCACCATTTGCGCTATCTTCAACTGTAATAACTTGATAAGATGCACTGTACCTTTCAGATACACTTGCTGTATCATATTGAGATACAATATGTGCAGTTGGAGATCCAGAGGAAGCAATGGATGTATATGCACTACCAATTCTGGCAGTGTTCATAGTTGTAATACCTGGGAAGCTGGCAGAACCTGCTGTTGTAGTTACAATTTGACTGTATGATGTTGCTGCTATTCCTACATTTGGGTGGAATTTAAGAAGGAGATCAGAACCACTTATTGCAGCACTATATGTTCCAATACCACCACCATAAAAAACATTTGAATTTTCATCAATATTATTATATTCAACAAAACTTACCTCTGAACCATTATGAATAATATTCAGTTCAGCAAAATGATAGTCATCTCCTGATACCAAGAGATTTAAAACCTTCAGTGATCTGAAACTTGTTCCAACAGAGACAACATTCGTTGTAGTTCCAGTTGACACATTTACTTCTTGATTTTGATAATGAATAATATCACCAAATGAAGTTAATCCAGCACCAGTTGCTGTTGGTTCAAATGCAAATGAGAATGATGATACAAAATAGTTGTTTAATGCAAACTTAATTGGATGAAATTCAAAATTCCACTCTTCCTCTGTTATTGCAACATCAAAATGACCAAGATCAGGGAATGTATGCATCTTTGCATAACTTGTCAAATATGCAAATTCATCATCAACTATTGCTGTTGATACTTGGAATTGTCTTTCATCAGTAAATGTTGTATCTTGTACATAGAATAGTGATTTTACAAATTTGACCTCAGGAGTAAATTGAGAAATCTTAGAGAATGCCTCTTCCCTTTCATTACTATTAAATTCACCACTTACATCATCAACACTTAGCACCCTGTTACCTTTTGACTCAAAGTAATCAGTAAGAACTATATTCTCAAAGAAAACTGTGTCTGAGACAGTCTCTCCATTAACATCAAATAGATTTTCTCTTGCAAGATCAAAGTCATGCCAACAGTTCAGATCACCTTCTCCAATACAATCAACAATTAATGACATCTCAGTATCATTAACATTTGGTGTTAAAGTCTGATCTTCGGTTTTGCTGATCACTTGTAGATCTGAGAATTTCTTAAATCCTGCAGTGTGATTTAGTGAACCAACTACATTATCCCATTTATCAAATGGAATTTCAGATTTAAGTGAATATGAAAATCTTTGATAATAATCATTATTTGGCATTCTTTGTAGACTATCATTCAAGAAACCAGTTGATCTTGTCCAACCATAATTAACAGTTGTTCCAGCACCAGTTTTAATGTCTGCATCAAATTCAAATTTCTTGACAACAATACCTCTTGTTCTTGATGAATCACCTATGATTAAATCATTAAGTTCAAGATCACTTGAAGTTTTGACCTTAAGAATATCAGTGTCTTCATTATAATCATCAACAACACCATTTAATCCTGAACCCCAACTTACAAATTCATCATTTGAAAACTTGTTCTTTCCAAGAACTGGTTGAAACTTAGGAAGATGTTCATCTGGAATAACTCTTGCTCCTTCAAATGAAACAATATTTCCAGGAACTTCATTTACACCAAGATCATCTTTTAAAGAATATTCAACATAAGCGCCTGCACCACCAGCATTTGTATTAACTCCTACAACCTCAAAAAGTTTGTGCTTGTATTGTTCTGAGTTATATCCTTTTCCTGTAGTTCCAATGCCAATACTTATATTTTCAACATAAATATCTCCTCCAATAAAGAAAGGATATTCTTCATCACTGCTAAACTGATTCGTAAGACCCAATCTTACAGTTGTTCCAGTAAGAGTTACATCATTAATTAAAAATCCATTTGAATTATTAGTTGCAATGATTCTTGGTGAAGTTGGATAGAAACCTCTAGAGTTAACTACGATATTAACCTCAGGATCACCTAATTGATAATTAATTTCACAATCAACGATCTCATTTGTTACTCCATCTCTAACAATTAGATTAGGTGCTACTAAGTAGTCTCTTCCAGATGTTGTAATTCCAATTCTCTCAAAAGATGCAAGTGGATTTATCTCAACTAATTCAGGTAAATTTGCTGTGGGTTTAAGAGTTTGATCAGTAGGATAATTCCAACCAATGTTATTAGATTGGAACTTTTGATTTCTTATCTGACCAATTGATTTTGACTCAGCAAAAAGAATAGCACCAGTACCAATACCACTCCTTATTGAAGAAATACCTGGGATTGACTTATATCCATAATTATTATCAACTAATTCAACAAACTTAATTGGACCAAATGCATTTCTTGATGTTGTTTCATACTCTGCCTCTGAAGTTGTCTTATCAAAAGAGGTGGTTAATGTAATATTGTCTAAATCAAAATCATAAGTGGTTGTTCCAATTCCAATAATTGTATGAGTTCCATCAAAGACAGAAATGGATTTAAATATAGTATTATTTGAAATTACATCTTCATCAATCACTATCTTTTTTTCATTTGTGATAAAAGCATTATTAACATTTTCAAACTTATAATATAAAGAATTTGGCATATTCTTTATATTAAGTGTAAGTTCACCATCTGTTCCAACAACTCCTGATGTTTGTACTTCAAAATCAGAACTTTGTGATGTGAGGAATTGATTAATGAATAATGAATCACTAAATATCTTCATTTCAAATGCAGGATATTTAATTGAATTTGAAACAAATGATAATGAAGGATCAGACAAATCAAATTTTATATTTGATGATGCTTGAATTGCAGGATTAATTTTTGCAATGGTTCCAATACCTGCAGAAGTAATATCTACAAAATTTGGCGAAATTTTATCAAGTTCAAATTTCTCTTCAACAAGTTTAATTTTTGTTGGGGTATCCATATAAACATAATACATCTTTTCATTCACCAATCCACCTGAAGGTGTTCCTGAGGTATGAATGATTTTATCACCTGTTTTAAAAATGCTAGTGGTGACACCAATTGTATTCAGAGTTGTATCAACATCAGATGCAGAAAATGTTTGTGGATCAAAAACAATCCTTCTATTAAAATCATTATACTTGACTACAATTATTTGTTGATTTGTAGCGTTCAATTTGAATGTGACTTGATCATCAACAAAAAGACCATGTGAACTTGCTGTAGATACAGTAACCTTTGTTCTTTCTGCTTTTGCAGTTATGACATTATCAAAATCTGACTTTAAACTATGATACTCACCTGTACCAATACCAGTGAAGTAATAAAGTCCTACAGTATTGTCAACAAGTCCAAGATAACCAGAAGTTGTCATTCCAACTTTGTTAGAAGATAATCCAATAAAGTCCCTATTGAATGGTGCAACATAAAGTGGTGAAATTGTATCAAGTGTTGTTTTAGCAACACCTGCTTTACCATTCCAAACTTCAATAGAAGAACCTGTATTTGTTTTATAGTTTACAACATCATTTACTTTAAAATTATGATTTGGTGAATACAGTTGTTGTTCAGGTACAAAAATGTTTGTTATACCAGCACCAGGATTTGAGAATGTAATAGTTTTTCCAGCACCAATAGTTGTTTCACTGCCAATACCTAATGCTTCATTTGGATCAAAATAAAATTCAGTATTGATGTTTAAAACTTTAGTTGTTTTAAGTGCCCCAACATTAATAGCAAATGATCTTGGATCCTGGAAGAGTTTAACATTACCTGTATGAGCAGCACCAATTGTACCATTTTGTGCTCTAAGAACTCTTACTCTGTTATTGAGAGGATCACTGTTTAAAACTTTTACCTTTTCAGATTCAATATCAATAATATCATTTGGTCTCATGAATGGATATTGAAAAGCACCACCAACACTAAAGTAAGTTACAATACCAGTTTGATTTGAAGTTCCAATATTGTCAAGAAGAACATAAGAACCAGTGTTTATTCCAATATTGTAATACTTGTCAAGTCCATCAAAATGTTCTGAAAGACCAGAAATTTTCATCCTAGTATTATTTAAAAGATTATGAGGTGAAGTCATAAAACCAACAAACTTGTTGGGAGCACCTACATTTAAGAACTCAATATTTGAAAAAACAGTAGTTTCAATATCAACATTATTTACTGTTTTCCCACCAATCTTAGTAATCTTTCCTCTAGCAGTTTTACCATTAGTATCACCTTTAAAAACAACTCTTTCATCAACTTTGTAATTTGATCCTCCAGTTAAAATACCAACTGAATCAACACTACCTTTAGAAACACCAGTAATTTCTATTACTTGTTCTTTAATATTATTAGAGTTAAAAATATAATCATACCCACCAAATTTTGAATTAATCTTGTATGGGGTAGTAATTCTTCTCCAGTTATTTTTAACCAAATCATATTCTATATGATTTGATGTTTTCTTAAAGTTAAAATCATTTGGTTTATGTTGGAATGTATTTCCAATCAAATAGGGAAACTGTGGTTTTCTAAAGTTTTTGAAAGGACCAACACTTTCTGGTGTTTGTTGGAAAGTTGAAAAATATACAAAAGTACCATTGGGATATTCTGGTGTGACACAGAATCTGCCATTTGATTCATTTAAATCACCCAAACCAGTAAAATTGTAATCCTCAACAAAGAAACCAAGAGGATACTTGTTTAGGGGGGGTCTACTTGCTTTAACTTCTGCTTGATAACCAGAAACCATTCTTCTAACAGAACCACCATCTGCTTTATCATATCCAAATGGACCATATATTGGAGAACCATCATATGCCCATCCAATAATTGGAGAGTGGTACTTGGAGTCAGATTCTAATCCATTCTTAATTATTAAATCAGGATGTTGATATTGTTTTTCTTTATTTGATTTATTTCCATATACTACAGTTCTTAAATTTCTAGGAGCATATAAGTGAGCAAGTTGCGTTGTATTATCAATTGATCCTGTTGTAATTACACAATCATCATCAGTAAGTTTATTAAATTTTTGTTCAAGTTTATTTACTGTCCACTGATTTATATTTGCAGTAATAGATCCATCATTACCTGATGGTAAAATGGTGATTAATGAATCACTTTTATATTCAATTCCACCTGATACAACAATTACAGATTTAATTGATCCGTTTTCAATAATTGGAGTAAGTTTGCAATACTTTCCATGAGATACACTTATATGTGGAGGCGAGTTGTATCCAGTTCCACCATTGTTTACAATAATTTCAGTAATAGTTCCATTTTCAACAACTGGTGTAAGTTGTGCATCAGCACCACTATTCAGGGTAATATTTGGTTTTCTATCAAAGTTTAAGATTTCAGAAGAACCATAACCAACACCTTCATTTGATACGTTTGCGCTTGTGATGGTTCCTCTAAAGATTGGTTGAACAGTGCAATTAATTTCTTGACCAAATGAAGTGTTTACACCTGTCAAACCACTAACTGTAACAGTAATTGGTTTATAATTAAAATATCCTGTGCCTGTTGATGTAATATTTACAGGAATATTATTATCAATATAATATCTTCTATCTAATGATCCATTTCCTAACTCATAAAGATAAAAACTATCATCATCAATCTTTCTTACAAAATAATCAGTTTGAGATGATATTCCAGTTATTGAAGATGAATTTGGCGTATATCTAATAATCTCATCAGTGCTATATCCATGATCTTCAATAGTAAATTTATTCAATGATGTATTGATTCCAGCAGCAGTAATGGTTCTCTCTTGATTCTTATATTCAGAACCAGGATTTGAGACAATGATACTGCTTACAACTTTCTTTCCCTCAACTGTAGAGAATGTTTGTAAACCATTTCCAACAGATGTTAAACTTACAGTGTTAATTCCTGTATTGGCTTCATCAAAGGATGAAAACAACTTAATTCTTGTACCATCAACAACTTTTGCAAAATAAGTTTGATTAGTTCCTAATCCAGAAACAGGATTTCTAGTTGCATCATATGTGACTTGTTCAATATCTCTTAAGTTGTGAAATGTTGTAAAACCAATAATGTCATTTGTTAAATCAACACCACCATCTAAATTATTGTAAACAATACCTGCTTGAAAAGAAATTTTATGATCAATCTCAGTAAGATTTACTTTTGCTTCTGCAGGAACAGTAGGACTTCCGCCATCAATATTAACTACAGGAGTCTCTAAGAAGTCAAGTCCCTTATTAACAATTCTCAGTTCTGATAAAGATCCAGATACTGTTACTGTTCCTGTAGCGCCAGTGCCTGAACTATCTGTAACACTGATAATTGGTGGGTTAATTACATCATAGTCTTTACCATTACTAGAAACATCAAATGATTTTATTCCGCCATAAAATATAATATCAGATGATTTATAGTTTTCAATTTCTACACCATTAATCAACACACCTGTTTTTCCAGGTTTTGTTGTAAAAACACCCGCCTCTTGAATTGGGTTATCAATTTCTCTGTAAATTTTTTGAGAAGAAAGTGGTTTTTCATAAAAAGGATGATATGTAAATTTATTATCAATAACAGATCCTTCAGGAATAATAAACTTATTATTTGATAAGTCTGCCTTACTTTTCGCTAACTTTATACTAAAAGCATTCTCTCTTTTTACAAAATAAACACCCTCATTCACATTAGTAAATTTACTCAAAGTAGTATCAGTAAATGTGATACCATCACTAATAGTTGTGGTTACAATAGTATTTGCATTATAATAAACAGCATCACCACTAAAGAGACCATGATCTGAACTTGTGGAAATTGTTAAAACATCATGGGTTGCACTACCAGTGAATGTAAAAACTTTGTCATCACATCTAATTTCATCTTCATAGTTTGGAACACTATTTGATGCAATTAAATATTTTGAACCATTCCTATAGTATGCATTAAGAACATTCGCATTAAATTCACCAATTGATAATTCTGATGAGTTGCCTTTTAATAATTGATTCTCAAGTGTAAATGTATTAGACAAAGTGGAAGATGGGATTGTAGATTCCATCTTTACATATAAAATTCTATTAGAATCAACAGATGTTATCTCACCAAACTTTGCTACATTTAAAGTTTTATCAGTTATCTCAATTTTATAACCAACATAAAAATTATGATCTTCAAAAAATTCAACTTGATAAGCATTGCTACTTGGATTTGCAAGAGTTAGTTTTTTTATGTCTAACCTTGATTTTACATTATAGAACCATTCAGATCTAAATGTATTATCCTCAATACCAATAGTCTTTAAACTAATTCTATCACCAACATTAAAACCAAAATTTTGCTCATTATATTCAATGTTTTTTAGAGTAGAAAGAATTCTTACTCTTATTTGACTTTCTGTTCCTACACCAACATTTGAATATGAATAATCATTTTTCCTTACATCAATACCCTTAGAGAAAGTGCTAGTTGTGGGAGTGAGGCCAATAAATTGTGTAAGATTTTTATCTGTATAGTTGATTAAATTTAAATCACCATTAGTATCAATAAGCGCAAGAGAACCTGACTTTGGAAAATCAACAGTTGAATCAACATCAATAATTGTTGCACCAACACTAACATCATTAAGTAATCTTGTTTTTGGGTTAGGTTCAAACTTACCATAGATTGTTCCATCAACATCAATATCTCTTTGATATCCAGTATCAATTGAGACTTGATAGAAATCACCATCTACATTTATTTTTTCAACTTTTGTTACAGTCCCCCTTGCATTTGTTGAATTTTGATATATTGTTCTGTTCTTTAAATCAAGTGGATCACCATAATACTTCTCTACAACATAATCTTGACTTACAACATAGTTTGCATCAGATGATCTGATAAGCAAATCATTAGGTTTGATAATATCAACATCAACTCCATAGATTGCTTTGAAGAGAATCTTAAATGATTCATCAGTTCCTTTTGACTTATAAAAACTATCAGCACCAAGTAAAAAAGTTTTTTGATCTAAATCATCTGCAAAACTTCTATTTTCAAATCCAGGAGTAATTTGAGTTTTTAATTTTGTAAAAAATTCTTGTAAGAAAAGAATACTTAAATTCTTAACTGTAGCGTTTGCTTTGTGTGATGCTGCTACTGATGTTGTAAATGTTTGCTTATCTGGAGTAAGAGTATTAATATACTGTGTGACCCCACTGAAACCCCTTACACACCCCTCTAAGGTGGTTGCAGTCTTAGTGCTATACTTTATAATCTCATCATCTATTTGAATCAGACCATTTTTTTCAGGGAATCCATATGTGAAATTGGTGTCTGCAGATAAAGGAATTGATGTCACATTGACATTAATGTCACTTGATAGTGTTCCTTCAGTTTTTAAGTTAGTAAGTTCATCAACTTTGACATACTTATCAAGATTTTCAATCAGGTCAAGAACACCACCTTTTGTTTCTTGAGAGACATAATATTCTTCTAAGAAATTTACAAGTAAAGGAAAATCATCCTGAACATAGGAAGGGATCTGGGATGATAATACATCCTGAAGTTGTACTCTATCTACCGCCATTTCTTAGTAAGAATATGTATTTGTTGTTGAGGTTGTGGAACCATCCATTCCAGTTGTCACAGTAACTGATTGAGTTGCTTGTGTAACTGTTTGTTGTTGTTCTGAGAGGTCAGCTGTTGTTACTCTGACTGTGGGAGAAGTTGCTAAGATCTCCTTCCCTCTAACAAGTTTTCCATTTGAATAAGAAGAAGTAACAATGTAGTTGCTTCCTGAAACGTCATCACCAGATGCAATTTCATCAGTTACAGCATTAATGAAAACATTAGAAGTATCAAGTTGAAGATAAAGATCTTGCTTTCCAATTACATCATTTGAGTATGGAGTTGCAGAAATTTCAATGAGTGACTCACCTCTATTTACTACGGTAGAAATGATATTAATTGGTGACAACATGATTTCACCTTTGACATAATCAATTGTACCAACATTTTGTTTTACAATTACATACTCTGTCTCAGAGTTCAGTTTAAACATAAAGACTATACCAGTCTTCAAGTTTTGATTTGGACTATCTCCAAGATATAATGTATCAGAGATACCTGATACTTTAAAACCAGATGATTTAATATTAAAACCAATCTCTCCACCATATGTTCCATGACCATGATTCTTAATATGGAATCTGTTACCAAAACAAATTTCATACTCTGCAAATGCATTTAATACAACTTGCAGGTCTCTACGCATATTGACTGTTGTGATGTTTGAAGTAATAGAAGTATGACTATTGTCTAAAACATTCTGATACTTACTATACTTAAATTTTCCTCCAAACTGATTTAATTCAGATGAATCTGCATATTGATTTATGTTATTTCTACAAACACCAATTACAGTGGTTGAACTTGGTGCTTTATTCTCATTGTAATAAACATAAGAATTTGTCTCAACAAACAAATACTTTAAGTCTACTATTTCTGGCACAATGCCAGCAACTGAATACTTCTTAAGTTGTCTTTGAATATCTGTCTTTACAGTGCTTGAGAGGAAAACACCATTAATTGGTTTTACAGCAACTAATACTCTTCCAAACTTAGGAGGTGATAATTCTTCACCACCAAAAGCAGAAACTGATTCTGCTTCAGGATAGATCTTTGGAATCATTGCTTCATAATCAACTGTGGTAACAGCACGATTCTGAGAGGCATAAATCTGTGGTGCAAACTTCTTGATTGAATCTACACTTTCAATCTGTGCTCCACCATAACTTTGTTGATCAACAACCATGGTTGTAATATTGGTTGTTATTGATCCACCATTATTATTGACTAACTGTCCAGCATAGGATAATCTTGATAAATTGTTTCCATTCTCACCATTTGAAACAATATATCCAACCTGTATTATATTTGGTTCTTGAACTGGCAATCCAAAGATACCATCACCAAATAATATTTCATATCTTTCATTCTCTACTTCCTGCAAATAATATACAGGTGAATCTTTCTTCACATCAAACAATCCTTTTGATTGTGTGAACTTTCTTACAATACTAGAACTTTCAGAGTCTTTTACATTAACTCTAATTAAATTGGTATCAATACCACTGTTTGTAAGGATGTATTTTTGATTTGGTGTTCTAGCACTTACAGAGAAATCTTGCTGAATAAAAACACCTTCATATACTGTGATAGAATCAAAAATTGCCAGACCATTATCATCAACACCTACTGTGATATCTTCTGGTATTGAGAAGGTAAAGTTAGTACCAGCAAAGGTTGCAGAAGTTGTAGCAACAATACCTTTCTTTAGTGTTACAGAAACTGTTGTTGTGCCACTTACATCAACAGCAAATGAGACCAATGCTTTTGCTGCACGTCTTGGTCTTGGTGTATATCCAATGTTCTTTGCTAATGATACTACATTTTCTCTTAATGTAGCACTATCAATGAAGACCTCATTGGTCACCATATTAGCATTATATGAATTGATATATGTGTTATATGCTAATAGGTCAATGATGGTTGATAAGTTAGAACCTTCAAAATCATAATCAGTAAAGTTTGAATTCGCACGAAGGTAATCCCTTAAGGATGTTTTGATCTGATTAAAATCTAGATTACTGAAATTTACTAAAGGCATTTACCTAGTGAGCTCTAATGCGAATGTTATTTGTTGTCTGGATGCTTCAATACCAATAATTTCATAGTTAATTAAAACATCAAATGCATTATTAGGAATGTTTGCTTTTACAACAACATCCCTCAAGTCTACCCTAGGTTCATACTTAATAATTGTATTTTCAATTTGCTGCTGAATGGATGATGCAGTAATTTGATCTAATGTTTCAAATAATGATTCATATACCTCAGAACCTAAATCAGGTTGAAATGGTTTATCACCTGGTTTAGTTAATATTAAATTACGAATTGATCTTGATATTGCATTTTCATTTTTTAATGCAATAAGATCACTGTTCAAAGGATTTGTTTGAAACGTTGCACTTATATCTTTAAATGGTTTATTTACCCTTTGAACAGGCATAATCTAGACACTAGGATATGTCTTTATTTATAGGGGATATTTAGAATTTTAAAGGGGATCTAAGATATCATTAATTTCACTCTTCCTATCCTTAGAGGTTTTCCAGAAATATGCTTCCTGATCACCTAATCCATCCCTATCATAACCATTCTCTACTTGATAATATTCAGTAGATACCTTGAAGTCAGGTGTTTTGGGTTTTTCTGGTGTCAAACTGTTATCATAGATACGAGTTCTATTGTTAGGATACAGTGCATACTGCCCATTGACCAATTCAATTAGGTTATGGGACTTATGTTCTGCAGGGTTCTCTGAGGTGGCACAATCAACTGTATCAGGGTCCTGGTGATAGTTATCCAAGGTGCATACATATTTCCCCTCCATAGTGCCATGATCCCTGGTGTAGATCTCATATGACATGGACCCAATGAAATGTTTAGTAACAGCAACCACACCATAATCCATACAATTCCAGAATTGTAGATTCTGTAAATTCATATCAGGATCAGGTGTCTTGGGTTCTGCCAAGAAAGCACTGATGGGTAGTTTATCATACATTGCCCCATATTCAGGAAGATAGGTTTCAAAATAAAATGCACGCCCTGGAATGGACTTAGCACTAACCCATACACCTTTTTCAAATTCACCCCAACCAGATGTATGATCTGTAAGGTATTCTTTCCTCACCCATACCTCTACAGAGGGGAGGTTTGTAATTAGACACGACATAGAGAACCGAGATTTTTCGCTAATTTAATTATAACATAAAAAAAGAGGGCATTGCTGCCCTCCTTGTCTATTAACGTCCTTGACCTCTGTAACGCTTCTTTGCTTTATTACTGCTAGTTGCAGCATACTTTGTATGATTCCCTTGTCCCTGTCTTGTCTTCTTGGGTTGTGATTCAATAAACACTGAACCAAGCAATGACTTCTTTACTTTTGCCATAATTTACCTAATTATAATTTTGTGGGAGTGCATGAGCACTGACAATTGTAGCAGAAGGCATTGATGCCTCAAAGATTCTCATTGCCTCTGCTTGATGTGATGCATCTACTTTCTTGTAGTGAAACTTTCTACCTGTAGATTTTAATCTATAGGTAACCATGTATGGATATTGAGTAGTCATATCAAATCACTCTAGTCTTCTCATGACCAACACGAATACGTGGATCACACCAAATCTCATATCCTGCTTCAATAGCATCTAAACAGAATGAGACATCTTCTCCACACATATCTTGTACTGCACCAGACTCAAAGACTTGCATCTTAGGTGCAAACCATGGATATGGCATCTTCTTCTTACCTTCATCATCAAAGTCTTCAAAGACACCTTTCTTAATCAACACCCATCCAAATCCTGTGTAATCTACAGTAAATGGTTTCTTACGATTCTGAATGCTATCAACCATCTCATGGTTCATGACACCACCATTATTACGGAAGTCATTTTCATCCAACCAGTGTGCTACAGATGTGGTCTTACCATCTTCAGTTGAATACCAACCAGCAACGATCTCCCTCTCTTTGCCTTCTGAATCAATTGCCATATCACACAGTTGCCAGAATTTCTCAGTGCTAAACACAATGTCACTATCAATCCACAACTGATAGTCATAATGTAGTTTACCATCCCACGGCACCTGGTTTGGTCCACGCAATACATTAGCACCCAAACACTTACAACGTGCAAAGTTAACCATAGAAGAGTAATCCTGACTGATCTGGATACTCATTCCATTCTGTACCATATCAAAGCACAGTTGTACAAAGTTCTTCAGAAATGTATATGATACTCCACGTCCAGGTAGACAAAATACAATAGTCTTTCCTTTCATTCTTGCCTTAATGGCATCATAGTCCCACTCAGGTCCTTTCTTCTTTGGAGGAGATGATGCTTTTACAGTAAATCCTTTTGCCATGATTGATAATTCACTACAGTTTCAGTTTAGCAGTTTATATAGTTACTGTCAATAACTACACTCTTCTTCAGTTGCTAGGGTTTCCACTACCTCATAAGATAGATCCTCCTCCTCATAATCAGTCTTCATTAACCCTACCATTGCACGCATCTCATTATATCTTGTCTCAAAGTCACTCTTTGTTAGATTGTTATATACACATTTATCCTTCAAGTATATGTGGTAAAAATTTTCTGGGGAAATTTTTTTCATAAAATGGTTTCTGTTACGGAATTATATATGGAGATACAAAAAAAGAGGCATATAAACCTCATAGGAATATACTTTTGTAGGTTATCCTAGACCGGTCTTTTTCGTAGGGGGGGGTTATTTTTATCCTTAGATCCCACTACGCCCTAGGGCGGGCATAACATTACCCCCCCAATCACTGTCAAATTCACAACACTGTGATTCACAAGATGTCAGAGTTCACTGAGCATCTCATTCAATTCTACAGTGTTGAGACTATCATCATTCCACTTAACATTGTCAGGGGTTGTAGGAGAGAATTCCATCAACATGTGGGACAGTGACTTGTAACCATGCTCTGCCCATTGCTGAGCAAGATGATACAAACCCTCATCATTCTGCAACCAGAGTGCAACATTCCAGGTCTCATAATTGGTCCAACCATTGTATGTCTGGTCCATCAGATTTGTCTGGAAAGATGTGGTCATTTGTGTCTGAGTCATGGTTACACTGTAGGTCCACTTTAGAGGTAACTAACAATGTTTTTTATATGTGCCCCACATAAACAACATATATGGGGCACATGAGTTAGTATCAATAAAGTGCCACAATAGCATCCAAGAGTAACAGCAACTCAGTGCCATTCTCAGCATAGTCCAGAGCATCAAAGCACTGTGTGATTGACATAATAAAAGTGTGATTTAGTGGGTGTAATACTGGGTCTTACGTTGTGAATCAGTCTCCCAATCCTGTACTGCCCAGAGTGTTAATTAGTGGTGGGTCTTATGTGTGTCTTTCACCCTTATAATATACAGCAGATTACTGATACTGTCAAGGGACTATGTGCAGTTCTCAAAGTGTCTGTGGGGGGTTGACATAATGGGAGATTGCTGATAGACTGCACGCTTAGATAACAAAACCTAAGTATATTTAATCACACCTTTATTCTATGTGCCCCACATACAACTATGTGCCCCAGATGTGTGCCCCACACTGACATCTTATGTGCCCCACATAGTCAAACTATGCTACTCAAACTCTCCTCCAATCTTCCTTGCATTTGTTCTAGAAAGATGGTTCCTTTTACCTCTGCAATCCTCTCATATTCATCCAGTATTAGGTTGATATGGTGATAACATGATTCAGGGATTCTGGTCTTCACAGTTTTACCTAAATTAGGAAACTTAGAGGAGAAAGGCATTACTATGTGACCCACACATGTGCTCCACATAGTATAACTTATTTGCCCCACATAGTCAACAAGGTATTAGATAGTGGTTCCTGCATAGTTTATATTTTTAGCGCTAACCTCTCTCAGAAGGTTATTATATTCCTCTCCATTATCATTGAAGTAATCTGATATTTCAAACAGCATATCTTTCTCATCATATTGTTCATAACTGCTGTATAATTGATCATATACAATCTCCATCAATGTGTCAATATCCATGGAGTCAACAACATCTTGGCAGAACCTTTTTTTGATTTGAATGAGTTTTTCTTTAGATTGATTGTTGGTCATTTGATTACATTAGAAGGAGGATTAAGAAGTGCCTCAAGGGCAGCATTTCTTTCTTGAATGTTAGAAACTGTTTTGGAGTTCATAACAGTGATGAAGATGTTTGCACCAATGATTGTTGTTAGTGCCAGAAGAAAGATTCTCATGCAAACACATAACCAGAGGTGAAGTCTTCAGTCTTGAAGATACTCTCTCCATTGATTTTACCAACAAACTTTCTTACATACCACAGGAAATCTTTTTGGAAAACTCCCTCACCAGTGATGCAAAATTCAGAACAAAGTGCATTGAGTCTGGATTTTGTGGTGTTAGATTGCCATCCACCATCAAAGATTGTCATGTCATGATCAGTAACCTCAGCAATCTTGTTACCATGAAGGAAGACTGAAGAAACTACACATTTGTCACCATCATTAAAGAAATTAACAACCTTTGTGTTACCAGATTTCCAATCAGTTTCAGACTTGATTGCATTGATCATTTGTTGTTCAATCTTACGCATGATGTAGAGAAAAGAGAAAAGAATTAAGATGGGTCAGAGAAACAACCAACTGAGAGAAGTCTACTGGAGAGAAGCAATCAGTGGGAGAAGTCTGCACCCTTACACTATAGGTCCACTTTAGAGGTAACTAACTTTAATTCACTGCAAAAAACATGTGGTCAGCATCAAGAACCTGATGACCTTCTCCAGACCATGCTATACTAAACCCCTTGTATTCTTCATCCTCTGTGCATACTGTAGCAGTCTGGTCTAGATAACGCTCAGGCAACTCATTTAGGATTGCTTTCAGTTCTCTGTAAGTAGCACGATTCCAATCACTCTTTGGTAGATACATTTTAGGTCAGAGGTGTGATGTCATAAGATGTAAAGTTAGGATATTGTTTCTCAACCCATTTGCTTAACTTATTATTCTGTGATTTGATACCTTTGTGTGTCTTTGGTTTGGTGGGCATTGTCTTGTAAAATGTGATGATGTTTTCATCATCGGTTGTTACATTGACAATGTAAGTTGCTGTTGTAGTGTTCATCACATTCCATTCATAAAGTCATGAATTGCAGAGAAATACTCCTCTTCAGTGTTGTATGTTCTACCATACATTGTCAGAGGAAACTCTTTCTTCTGAAACATTGTTGATGCTACATTAACATCAGTTTCATCATATCCCATTTCAATGAGATTTTGAACATAGGGATTTTTGTGTGTCATAATGATTCAAGGATAAAAGATCTTGCCTGGTAAGCAGTGAATTGATTGGAGAATGTTGCAATCTTTTGCATATCTTTCCTCCAATACAATGCCCACTTATGTGTACCCATCACACCCTTGATTAGGATGGGATTGTCAATACCAAGTGGATAAGGTTTCATGTTTGATGTGCTTACACTATAGGACCACTTTAGAGGTAACTAACAATATCATGCCAAAACATGACGATAATCAACAGATTTGACACACCAACCTGATGCACATGTGATTTCTTCAATGAGATCATCCTCATCACATGCTTCCCAAATTGTTGTCATCGTTTGATTGATTACACCTTGTTTCTCTTCTTCAGGATAAGGTCCAAAT